GACACGGTGTGGAAGCGTGGTCGTCAGCAGCGGGCCGACCTCAACGCCGCGCGCCCATTACTGGATGCGGATTACGCAATCTGGAACGCTCATTGCGAGCACCACTACGTTGTGGTGGCGTCATGAGCAAATTTGCACGAACAATGGACCAGGCGTTTCCTGGCCACGGCAACTACGCCTACGCCATCAGCAAAACACGCCCCAGACTTATGCGCCGCATGGCCAAACTTCTTGGGTACGCGGCCATTGTTGCCGCCGGCCTGGCTCTCATGCTGTCGTATTTCGACATACTTGTAAAGTAATCCATGTCTAAATTATTAGAATCTTCGGAGTTCCTCTACACCCACCTGCAGAACATTACCGCCGGGGCAGCGGCGCTGGAGCGGGCGGCGGTTCATATCACCGACCACAACGTGCGGATGCGCACCTTCATGCTGCGCATTGTTGACCCAGAGGACTTGGGCCACGCGGTGACTGATGAAGTCCGCAGACTGGCTGGCGCGTTGCTGACAATGGACAGTGGCAATGGGCGCTCGTAAGAGAATCTTGGCGCTGTGTGATGGCACCAGGTCATCCACAGTCTTGGCCGCCCAGGCGTTTTGTGACCGGTCTTATGTGTGCCGCATCCTACTAGCCGGGCAGAGGTCTGGCAGCGTATACATCAGCGGCTGGGAAAAGACGCCAACTCGCAACCGTGCGCTGTACATGTTTGGCGCTGGTGAGAACGTGGCCGAGCCTCGGTCGTCCAGCACCATGCGTGTGCGGGCCATGCTGGAGCGCATGTCCGCCGACGACAGGGACCGCTGGCGCAATAGGACCAACACCCGCCGGCGTAAGGTCAAACAGGACCCGCTGGGCCGGGTGTTTTTTTGGAGGTTAGCGGCCAATCATTCGCATGAGGTTTTTTCCTCCTCATCACGATCTTGAGCCATTAGGTTTGGAGCGGCAACACCCATTGCTGCAGCAATGGCGGCATTGCGGCGGAAGGGATCGAATGCCGCGAACCTGGAGCGTATGTTGTCACCCGGTAATAAAGCCACAGTGTTGGAGAATTCATCGGACATTTTCACCGATGGGTAACCCATTGATTTTGCAAGCCTCATCCTGATGTTTTGCATACTACCAACAGCCTCAGCAATATCCTCTGAATCCGATGGTATTTCATCTCTGATTGCGTAATTTAATTTTTCTTCGGCTTTTTTACCGGTTGATCCTACCGCGTATTTTAGGTCTTTGTTAGTATAGTTTAAAAGGTCTGAGTTTTTTGCAGTATCACCCATGACATAAAAAGGACTGCTAATTCTTCCGTAGCCAGCTGCTGAATCGTTTTTCAATGAAAAGATGCCTGGAAATCTACCCGTGTTTTTTATTTCGGTTATTGGTTCATTGCCAACATGAATGTAATCCGTGTCTATGTCTGCACCCATGGCCTTGGCTCTATCCATCGCGGTGTTGCCTGTCGGCAGTCCCAACCCGCCTTCGCTTACAGGTAACGCAGCACGCTTTTGAGCCAACTGAAGTGCGTCCTCCATTGGGGCTTTGGCAATCTTTGCGGCAGCCTTACCAGCCTTGCCGGCGGCGGCAGCGGCCTTCATAGCCACGCCGGCTGGTGCCAAAGCGCCGGTCATCATGGCCAAATCGCCGCCAGCGCCCAGGCCTTGGAAGAACGTGTCTAAGTAGTTGCCCTGCTGCATGTTCTGCAGCATAGACGGCGACATACCTTGGTCCATGGCAGGCATGCCGCCAAACGCATCAAGTAATCCTGAACCTGGCGCAAAGCCAGCGCCAAACACGCTTGCGTTGCGTAGGTTTCGGTTGTTCTTAATTGCCTCAGCGATCAATGCCTCTTCTGGATCGTCGTATGGGTATGCCATTACTTCACTTTCTTTACGGTCTTGGCTGCAGCCTTAAATGCCTTGGCGGTTGGTGCGCCAGCGGTGCCAGGCTTGCGCATGGTCTCCTTGCTACCGGCTGCGATGCGCTTTTGTTTGGCGTGGATGTTGGCGTAAAGCCCCTTGCTTGGCATAGTCGTCTCCTTTGGTTGGATTTTATTGGCCTTGTGTGGTCCCAATGTACGTTCCGTAGCCTAATTGCTCCGCCTTTTGGCGCAATGACTTTGCCAATGGATCGATCTTCATCATATTAGCTTTACTCATTAAGTTGGCAGCCAGCGCGGGATCAAGCATTGCCTCAACAACAAGATTTTGCAAAGCCTCATCTGGCAGCTTGTAAAGGAAATCAAGCGGCCTAGACATAGTTCTTAATGTTGTGTTGTCAGCCATTGATTCTGAAAATACTTTTCCAAAAAAATTGCCCATAGACATGTTTTGGAATGTTTGTGAACCGGGTGGTTTTACCCCTGGTGCTGTACCAGACATACCTCGATTGATCTCAGTCATAATGTTTTCCAGTCTTTTTTGAGCAACTGGCGACAGGTTTTTGCCTGTTTCTTCGGCCCTTTTAGCCAACTGCAAACGCAGAGCATTTGCACTTAGCACTGGAGCCTGCGTCATAATGTTTGGCTGGCCCGTAGTAACCCTCGCCTCAATGTCCTGCAGCGTGCGCATCTGGTCTATCCCGCCAGATATTTTTCTAAACTTATCCATGTAGCTCATGTATCCAGGTGCACCGGATTCAATTACGCTATCAATGATTGGCAGCAAGTCGTTGAGCTGCCCCTTTGCCAGCTGCAAATCTGCCCTTTGGCCAGACAGTTTTCCATTCATTGCGTCGGTCACATCCTTGCGGACCGAGTACAACACTTCTGGATCAATAGTACCGTCTTCATTAACGCGTTTTTTCAACAAGCCGTTGACATACGCCATAGCTTGATCGGTTGTCCTGCGCTGCGTAGATGGGTTTTGCATTGTGGCCTGGACTGCCATTTGAATTGGCGATGGATCGACCATTTGCTTATTGGCAAATGCTTGATCGCGTATAGGTCCAGTGACATCGGTACGTTTTTGTTTGGCTTGCGCAATAGAACCCGGCTTGCCGCCCATAAGTCGGAACGCGTTAAACAGTGCCTGCTGGTTCTCAGATAGCCTAGAGCCAAATTGGTTTGTAGGGTCCAATGAGCTTCGTATTGGGATTTCAGCCCCTGCCAATCCAGGGTCTTGAGCAATGGCCGCAGTTGTTGGGCGGACGCCTGGTATCAATGGCTGCGCTTGCGTTTCAAGCATTTGTTGCGCGCGCTCTGGGTTTGTGGCAATTCGGTTTAGCAATCCGCCAACGATAACGTCTCTACCCTCGCCGGTAAACGGACGAACCAGCGCTTTTGATCCTTCAGTTACTGATTTGACAACAGGAGTGCGCTGCGCCAAATTCATTTTTGGGCCGCCCGGAGCCATCATGCCAGCAGCCATTGCACCACCAAACTGCGCTAATGGGGACGCGCCAGACTCGCGCATACCGCCGGCGGCCCCAGCAGACAGGCCAGCTGCCGCCGTCTGCTGCATCGGGTATTTGGCCATTGACTTAATAACTTCTTGTGCGGTTCCTTGAGGCATATTGCCGGCCATTTCAGCGAACATACGCGGAGACGCAGCGCCTCCGGCCAAGGACCGATTGATGTCGTAAACAATACGCTCTTGTGCGTTTTTAGGCGTTGGCGCTCCGACCTGCGTCATAAGCGCTTCTTGCGCCTGCCCTGGAGGCGTAATGTTGGTTCCTAAATACTGATTGGAGATGTTGGCCAATGGGTCCATTACCATTGGACCAAGCAGCGCACCTGTTCCCATTACGGCTGCGCCAAATGGACCACCGGCTAAAAACCCAGTCCCTGCGGCGGCGGCCACAGGGGCGACGGCTCTTGTCAACAACCCGACCTGCCGAGTGGCTTGGTCCAATATTGAATCTTGAGATTTGCCCTGTTGCTGGCGGGCCAAATAATCTAATACGTTCTTTGATGAGTGACCCGCCAAAGCCTCCCGCATTTGCGACTCTGGTATGTAGCCGTTATCAACAAGCGCGCCAACAATTTGGTCGGCGTTGTACCCGTTGGCGTATGCCTCTGCAATCATTTGGTCAACTGTTTTTTCCATTATTCGCCCTTCGGTGCAAAGATTTGGTCCAAAGGCTTTGTCATAGCAGGTGTGTAAACGCTAGGCTTAAATGGCATGCGATAAGACGATGCAAGGTTTTCCTCTGACCTGTTGAGCATTGTTTCAATAACCTGTATTTGCTCTTCCATGCCTCCAATGGAAGTGAGCCACCCCTTAAATGACGCCGGGTTAGTCATCTGCCTTTCAAGCAAAGCCATATCTGGTCCGGCTAGAGCACCAAGTTCGTACAGGTTTTTTAAACCCATCGTCATGGCCGTGTATTTGGCCGTCATTGCTGCGCTATCTTTACCTTGAGGTAATGGTATTCCGCCTTCAGTAAATGGCACGGGGATAGACCCAGGGATCACAAAATTGCCCTTTCGGACCTCTTCTTTATATGCTCCAAGGGATTGGCGCATGTCAGCAAGCTGTTTGGCTGCCTTAGAAAAAGCCTCTGGCGGGCGCTGCGTAGATATTGCTTGGCCGTCTGGCCCCAACACGGGGATGGCCACGCTCTGAGCTGGGCGCAAAAAATCATTCCCCTGTCCAGTAGGCGCTGCAGTTTGTTGAGTAGGCGCGGCTGTAGGAGCGGCTGCATTTTGGGATGAATATGAAGGAGTGGCGCTTGCCGATGCAACCCCTGGTTTTTGGAATGTAAAAGCTGCCTGCAGGAGTGTTAACAAGGTCAAATGCACTTCGTGCATTTGACAAAGCATCCTGACCTTGCTGGTAGTTAAAGTTCTTTGTATCAAGGACCTGCTGGTAATCGAATTTTCGTTGGTTGAGGCCAAAATTTGCAGCCGAGTCTGGTGACATGCTTGTCTTCATTTGTGAGCCAGGAGCGACTGCATTCATATCTACAGCAACCACCCTGCCGCCGAGGTTTTGCATCGACATTTTGCGCTCTGGACCAAAACCATTGACGGTTTTGATTGTCCCATCGTTAAACTGCTGAAGCATCACAGGTTTGCCGCTTACGTCAGTCGCTTGAAATGGCTGACCGGTAACTGTGGCTGTCGGCCTGATTTTTTGCATTTGGTCAAAATATATTTTGGACTCATCTGTCATGCCGTACTGATTGGATAGATCGTACTTGCGCTGTAAGTCAGCGTACATCTTGTCTTGTTCGCTCACCTTACTTGCAGGTGCAGCGCCGCCGATCATGCCAGCCCTTTGTTTGGTTGGCCCTGGCGGCATACCGCCAACGGCAAGCGCTTGATTTGGCGTCATCGCGGCAGATGCCGCCGCTGGAGCCGATGCCGGCCCGCCAAGCACCGCCTTGCGATAATCGTTGGCTCGGCGATATTCCTCAATCTTCTGCTTGGTCAGCATGCCCTGCACAGCGTTTTGGCCAGCCTTGCCGTAAGCCTCTTGGCCAGACAAAAACGCACCACCCAAGGCTTGGCCAAGGTTGGTGGGTGTGGTGGACGGGCCGCCGGCCTGCAGCAGCTTGGCGGCCATGGTCATCATGGTCTGCTGCTGCATGCGCTGCTTTTGCTCGTCTGTCAGCAGGTCGCCGTATACATCGCCGCCACCAAACATGCCGCCGAACATGCCGCTATTGCCGCTATTTCCGCTACTGCCGCCATCACCGCCGCCAAACATATCCATAAATCCAGCCATATTATTTCCCCATGAATTGCATTAGGCCGCCCATAGGCATGGCCTGTTGTTGGGCACCAGGCCGCCCGGCCTGCATCATCTGCATGGCCATCTGCTGCATTTGTTTTTGCTTCATTAGGCGCATGTACTCATCCTGCGTCATCGCTGGGCCTTGACCCATTTGACCGCCCATTGCTGAGTTGGCCATCATTGAGCCATCAGGCATCCGATGCTGGCCGCCTTGGCCGCCCTGGCCCTGTTGCATCATGGCCATGCGCATGACGTCTTGCATATTAAAGCCTTGGTTCATTTCATCCCCTTACAGTAAGCCAAGCAGCGCACCGCCAAAGGCACCGCCAACCCCTGGAAATATTGCGTTGCCCATCATCGCACCACCAAGTATATTAGCGCCGGTGTTTTGGTACATCGGCTGCGTGGTGCTGCCGCCAAGGTTGGCAGGCTGCAGGCCCAATGCACCCTGCATCAATCCCAAGCGCTCAAGGTTTAGGTTGCGCTGCGCGTCCCATGCGTTGTTGCTCTTGGCCCTGGCGCGCTTGGCCTAAGCCCATCATGGCTTGGCCGCCTTGGTATTGGCCGGCTGTCTGCGCTTGGCCCATCTGCCCCAGCTGCTGGGCTGCGCCCATTCTGAACTGCGCGCCCTGCATCCCAGCAGCCTGGTTGGCCGACTGCTGTTGCTGCGCGGCGTTTAGTGCTTGCGTGTAGCCTTGGCTGCGCAAGTTAGCGATCATGTTGCCCGCCTGCGTGCCGTACTGCTGGTTTGTCAAAGCCTCAGCAACGCCTTGACGCGAGCCGCCAAACGCCTTAGCGGCAGTGGCCCGCTGGCCCATCTGCTGTACCGCGCCTTGCCTAGATTTCTCCAAGTCAGACAGCCCTGTGTTAATCACCGCGTCGGTGTACGGGTTCATGTACGAGTCGACCATGCCCTGGTTGAAGCCAATCTGCTGCGGTGCGTAGCCAGCACCAGCACGCGTCAGATTAGCTGCAGCGTCCACGTTCTGCATGCCTTGGCCGCCCTGAGCAGCGGCCATGATTTGGTTTTCCCCGCTGTTGTATTGGGGATTAAATCCAGCAAACTCACGTGCGCCCATGTTGTTGGACACATCACGCGCGTAGTCGAGGTTGGTTAGATATCCAGCCTTTACGTCTGGATCAATCTCTTGTGTGACCGTTGAGCTTCCGCTTCCGCCGCCGCCTTTTGACATATTAGTACCCCTTCAATTTGCCAACTGCGTAACACAGCGGCTCAAAAATAAATCGGATGATGCGACCGGTTGTGTCGCGCTTGGTGTGCCGCAGCTCTGCACGCAGGTCAGTTGACCGGTGGCGCGTACCCCACTCCAACACCTTGCGAACAGTCATGTTTAGCTTGCCGTCGCCACGTTTAAAGCCAAAATCAACCAATGGCAGGAACAGCGTGTGGTAGCCAACCTCGTGCGCCTTGGTAAGGTGCTTGTCCGCGTAGGCGATCCAAATAGCATTGCGGAATGAGCCAAAGCCATAGGCGTGGTTCATTGCCGTGCAGATAATCTTGCCGCCACCGCCTCCGCCGCCTCCATCACCATGCCCCATATCGCCTGCATCGTACCCAACCTCGCCGGAGCCATAGCCCCCATCGCCAGCACCACCGTAGGCGTTGCCATCGTTAGAGTTAATTGAGTCAATCAGACTACCTATTGGGTCAGTGGTTGCGTTGGCGTTGTTAATCATTGAGTCTGACACTGAACTGACATTCTCATTAGTTGGCCCGCTCACCACCGGAGCGCCAGCTGGTGTGTTGGCAGCGGCCTCATCAATCTGGGAAATTAGGCTGCCCATAGGATCGGTTGAAGCGTTGGCAGCGTCCAGCATGTCCTGCGTAACGCCGCTGCTGCCGCCGACCGATGTGTCCACACCGTAGTAGGGCTGGCCAGAGTCGGAGCCACCAGTCTCTCTGGCGACTCGGCGGATCAACTCGTCATTGGCAAACGTCTTGGCCATCGGCCTGTAGTCTGGCGCTAAGATGCCGCGATTGTTGCTGTAAGTCGGTTGGTTGCCATAAAAATTCTGGTACGTGTCCGGCGTCACTAGGGGCTGGTATGAGTTTTGTGGCCGGTTGAGTATGTTTTGCTGCGCCAATAGTGAGGAGTCTGCGACGCGTCCTGTATTGTCAAACTGGCCAACAGGCGCAGGCCCCTGTGGCGCGTAGAAGGGTACCTGCGTCGGCTGCTGCATAGGCATGCCGATTTGTCCACCGCCCTTACCGCCAGGCATGGGTGTAACCCCTGGGTTTAGTCGGGGTTCGCCAGTGGACGGGTACGGGATTCCACTAGAGAGTGATTGCTCATACTCACGGTCCATCCGCCGGCCAATGCTACCTGACCCAATCCGCCCAAAGTATGGGCTGTCATAGACGTCAGCTGTGCCAATTTCGTCTCCGCCACCTATGCTCATATCAAATCCTTTTTAAGTATGAACCACGCTGGTTCGTACCCCTCGTCCTTCAAAAATGTCTTAGCCCACCCCGGCCTTCCGGCCAACGATACCCTGCTGCAGCCATTCTTCCTGCCCCAATCCTCGATGCGGGGCCTGATTTCTTTAAGCTCATCGAGGTCGCCGCCTGCAAGGAAATAATGAAGGTCCCTCATGCGCGGGTAGACAATGATCTCCGTGACGACAGCAGAATTCTGGCCTGCCCACAGCTGGTACCTACCACTCAGCAAGCCAGCCGCTATGTCTGAAAAGGTGTGCGTCCCTTGGCTATATTTTAATGCCGCTTCTATGTATGTGCGGCACCTCGCAACGTCTTCAAATAAATCGGCCATGTGTTCTTTCTGTAAGTTTTGACTACATGGTCAATTTTATGTCACCTGCGGCTGCCCTGGACGGCGTCCATGCGCATGGTCCCAACGCGCCAGTTGTTGTTGCCATTGCTCTGGACCCGCATCTTGACCTGGCGAGCGGTAAACCGCACGCTCGTCGGATTGGACATAGAGTATGGGCCGTGGCTGGATTCGGCGCTGTTGGGGTACAGCTTGGTCTTAAACAACGCGGTCACCTCACCCTGGTTCAGCTCGTCCGGTATCAGCTCACGCACGGCCATCAAATTGTCGCCAGCTCCGATCTGGACCGGACCACTCTCGCAGTACAGCGTGCCGCCCTCGTAGTCAAAGCCGACCTCGTGCTCGTACAGGTAGCCGTCGGTTGAGAACATTAGCGGCTTCTCAAACGCGCCCCTACCAGTGCCGCAGGTCCTACCCATCAAGCCAATATTCCAATGGCCCTCTCGGTAGTTGTATGTCACGTAGCTGTCAACCTCGTTGGATGACGCGCTTGGGTAGAACCACCACACCTCGCCAAACTCACTGTTGTGGACGGCGTAGGTCTTACTGGACTGCGACGTGTTTATGTTGCGGTAGATGTAGTCACTCACGTCGGACGGTAACGGCTTGATTGAGCCGTCGTACATCCAGAAGCCTGACTTACTCATCCAGAACGCGGCAGAGTCTGACACGATTGCCACGGCCTGCGGTGAGATTAGCCCACAGCCAGAGCCGATCTTCTCAAAGCTGAAAATAAATGGCTGGCCGATGTAGGCGGAGGCGTGGCAGTCTACGTCGGTCCACAGCAAACTAAGGCCGCGCACGCGCTTGCCAGCCATCAGTGTTCCAGTCGTGGCCAGCTCAAAATCACCAGACTGGTTGGTGGTGCTTGGCGTCCACACTGTGTTGTCCTCTTGATCGCACCATTGGACCTTGCGCGGGTTGCCACCAGCGCCAAGGGCAAATATAAAGCGCTCTGATGTTGTGAGTATGGCCTTACAGCCGGTTGGCGCGTTTGCTATTGCGGCCGCCGCCGTTGGTGTTGTAAAGTCCAGCTGCCACTCGTACAGCTTGCCGTCGGCGTTGCTGCACCCAACCAGGTACTCACCCCATGTGTCCAGCGTCCACATAGTGGCCGGCGTGATGGATGCTAGGCTCTGGCGCTCCACGCCGTATGCCTGCGAGCCGTAGACGCCGTTGCCGTAGCCCGTAAACACGGTCGCGTCCTCAATGCCGGTTGTGAATCCGGCTGGCGTGATGTCCTCCACAGCGCCATCCACGCGCATGGCGTACAGGCCGGAATGTGTGCCGATGCCTATCCATGGGTCTGCGCTGTTGTCCTTCCACGTTATGAGCGCACGCGCTGCACCGGTCACGGTGTTGTCGCTGCGCTTGCGCCAGCCGCCTACAGGGCGCATGGTGCCCTCATAAAACCGGACCAGGTTAGCGTCGAACCACCGCCCAGCGCTTTGCAGCTCTGTGCCGTTGCGGTAGATGCCTGGCGGTATTTGGAGTGGGATAAATGCCATGGTTAAAAATCTCAGGGTGGTAGCGATGAAACGTAGATGACAGACAGTATTGATGCCGGCACCACGGGGTAGGGGGTACTAGCTGCGTTGGTCACCAATTGCACGTTAGTGTCATCTGCCGCCCACATAACTTGGAGGTAGTCATCGGCCTGCATGCTGATAGAAAAATTCCAGTTGACCGTGCCATATGTGCCCGCACCTGACAGTGTTGTGATGCGTGCATAGCTTGTGTCTACACCGTTTAATTTAGTCCAAAACCAGACGTTTTTTGAGCTTGCATTGGTTGACTCCAAATTTGCTGCGTATTGAAAATTGTAGATGCCAGCCACTAGGACGGTAATCTTGTTAGAGTCTACGACCGTGACCGTGTTGTTTAAGTCTGTGACGTTGAAGTCAACAGGGTAAGACGTGTCGATGACAGCAATGTTTTGCGTCGCGGTACTAAAAAACAAACCGTTTGGATTGTCAATGTATTGGCCGCCGCCAGGGCCAAACAGCGACTGCAGACCGCTGGTCAGCCGGATCATAAACGTGCGGATTAGTCCAGAGCTTGTCCGTGTGTTTTGCGCACTATACTCGTCCGGCGCGCTTGGCAGGGTTGGGACTGGTGGCGCGGATAGGGCCTGTTGTCTGTTCGATGGCATGACTTAATTATGCTATCAACCCGGCTTTGTAGGCTGTCCTACCGCCCTGCTTAAACGCCGTCAGGACCTGGTTCTTATTGTCCGCAATGTCATAGCTGATATGTACCCAGCCAGAGGTTGGTGTGCCGTCGTAGAATTCTAGTATCAGTTGGCGAAAATTCATCTTGTTGATGTGCTCTGCCAGTATGAGGTTGTCCACGCCTGGTATTTCGATGTCCGCAGCACAACCTCGGCAGTGGTCCGATGTTGCCGACCCACCTATTTTTGTGTTTAGCTCCGGGCATCGGAAGCCGCTGCTAATGTGCACAGGCAGCCCGTAGTGGTCGCGAATCGGCTGGAGCACACTCTCACACAGCGCCACCAGGTTAGACAGCTGCGTGTCGTCTGGCTGGTTGTTGATGCCCAACCTGATGGCTGTCTGTGATTTTGTCAGCTCTTCAAGTGAAAAGTTTTTTGTGAGCATCATATAAATTCGTCCTTCTTTATTTGTATGCAGACAAGTTTAAAACTTGCAACATCTAGGTCTGTGGCCAGCTTCTGTCTGACGGCGTAATTCGTCTTCTCGCACTGACTAGCTGTCGCCGTTAAGCTGCCGTTGGCAAACCCGCAATTACCGCCACTGAGGCAAATAAAAACAACAGGCAACCAGAACGACATAACGTACTCCTTTTATTTGGGCAGACTCAGTTTGCTGGCCGCCAGCTGCTTAACCATGCCACGCAGGCCGTAGATGACGATAACCATCCCAATAATGATGTACCTGTACCATTCTGGCATCTTGTCAATAATCTCAAAGCCGTTTAACGAGTAAGGCGCCAGCGATGGGATGAACGCCATAATCATTGGCGTCAGGAACACAATCAACAAGAATTCGTCCTTCCAAGACTTAGCCATTTGCTCCATAGCAATCTTGTCTAAGTCAAAGTCTTGCGCCTGGCCAGACTCCGCCATTCGAGTCGCTGAAATTGCCTTGGCCTTCTGTATGTCGGCCTGGGCTTGGATGCCAACGATGGCAGCGGCAGACTGGGCTTCGGCTTGCTTTTGCTTGCCCTCCATCCACGTGCTGCCCAGTGATATAAGCGAAGTCAGTATTGGAATCATTTAATCACCTTTGTTACAACAACCCACGCGATTAGCAGCGCCACCCCAATGCCTGTTACACCCAACAAGAACACTGTAATGCCAGTCAGCACGTCTTTAATTGCCCGTATGCGCTTGCGCTTCTTTAAAACTATAGCGCGAGCCACCGCCTCGCGGGTTTTTCGGGCTTCCACCTGAAATGCAAGCCACTCATCCCACAGACCTGGCCGGCCTTGGTAGATGAACATTTCTTTGATCTGTATCTCGTGCTGCTTGATTTGCTCAAGCGCAAAGAATGCCTCTGAGTCTGAGCCTGACCCACTTGCCTTCTTGGAAATCTCTGACTTGGAGTCAAAGAACTTAAAGATGTGCTGGCCTGCCGACATGATGTCACCACCGTTGGCGATGGTTTCTTTTATGACAGCAAAGGCTGCGTTAGCAGCAGCAAGCTCTAGCAGCATTACCTAAAAGTTGGCTCAAAGCCCAAGTGAGGCCACCGCCCAGCATAGATGCGATTGTCATGCCAGCCCAGAAACCACCCCTGCCTTTATTTGCTAAAGCCAGTAGCTCTTTAATGTCCGTGTCCATCGACTCCACTTTAGCTGTCAAATTTTCAACTTGAGCAATCAAACGGCCATATTGAATTGGGTCTATGTGTTCCATTTAAATACCTGAAAAGTTCATTTAGGATACTTAGCCTTTACTGCCAGACATTCATCAATGTATGCCTGCGCTTGTGCTGTGTCGCCTTTAACTATTGCGTCTAAGTAGTCAGCCGCTGGAGGATATGCTGAGGCACGTAACTCTTGGTATTTGTTAGCGGCTATGTTTGCTTGTACGTCACCCATGCAAGCTCAAGGTCTGCCAGTGAAGGTAGAGGATTGATGTTGGTGTCGTTCCAAGTTATCCGAGCGTAGTCGTTCTCCCAACACATAAATTGTGCTTCTGGGATTAGGTGGAGGATTGATTGAGTTATGTTCATGGTGTGTACTCCATAATACTGATAGTTGATGATTCAACACCGCCGTACCTGCGGCTAGTGGATATACCGTTAAAAGTTGTTGTACCCGCAACGTTAGCACCCACTCTAACTCTGAAGGTTAGCGCTGAAACAACGCCAGCGACAATCACGTGCTCCAACATTAAGGTACATGGTTCATTTACGACAGAGTCTCTATTAGAAACAACAGCTAATGCGTTGGCTGTTGCGCCTACAAACAGCGCACAGGCGATAATTGCATCAGAGGTATCATTTGATAGCATTGCTACAACTGTAATTTTTAATTTATTAGTTGCATTTGTGGGCGTAATAGCCAACGTCATATACTCGTTACCCTCTGTAATTTGAGGGATGGTGTCGTCAATCGGGATAAGTCCTGTCCCAGTAGCCGCAGCACCAGTCTGGAAATTAACCACCTGTACTACTTTACCCGGAGGCAACTCCTGCCCAGCATCATTCTTGTAATAAAGCAGCTTATCATCTTTAGGATAGAGTACAGTTTGTCCTGCCGATGGAGTGCCGGGTATGCTAGCGCCTGAAGTGTTATCTAAGGTTAAGTCTGTACTAGTTAATGATGCAGCCATTATTTAATCCCCTGTTGTTGCGCCGCTTCCCAGCACTCTTTTAATAAGTCTTCGTAGCTGTCATACCCACCGTCTAGTGAGGCAAACCATTGTTCAAAGGTCATGGCTTAATCTCCAGTCGAGCCGCAGCGCGTGCGTCTTTAATGTTGTTAGGCATAACCTCGCCACTATCTGCTTGCCTTAGCACCATCCAGTCTGTTGAGGCTAGGTAGGCTTGGGCTTTTGCGTTAGCTTGGCTTTGGAGGGTTGCTGCTGAAGGTTGCGGGACATCGGCTTCAATGTTTAGAGTTTCACTGTCCTTAACAATAGGTTGGTAAAAGTCCTCGTTTGGGCCGAAGCAGGTAGCTTCACCCTGAGCGTTGCGGATTACTTTGTAGGTCATGCTGTGTACTCCGTGATTGTGATTGAGGATGCTGAGGAGCCACCGTGAACACGTAACCCACCATAACCGTTAAATGTCGTTGTTGCAGCGGTGTTTGAGCCAGACCTAACTCTGAAAGTGGTGGCGGAAGTAGTACCAGAAATCATTGTATGGCTAAATGTGTTTTGGTTGATATTTACTGAATTATCGTAAGTGACAACAGAAGCTAAAGCACCAGCCGTTGCATCTTGAAATAATGAGGTAGCCATCCACACAGTAGAAGTATTAGTACCGTACTGGAAAAACAACTTCAATTACTAATATGTTAGCGGCAGAGGTTGGCGTGATTGCCAGACTCATGTACTGGTCGCCTTCGGTAATCTGAGGGATACTGTCATCATTTGGGACAAGCGTAGTCCCAGTAGCCCAGAGCACCCGTCTGGAAATTAACCACCTGCACCACATTACCACTTCGCTGTAACGTATCTACCGTACCCGTCTCATCAGGCAACGTGAGCACTCGGTCAACATTGCTGTTGGGGCTGGCTACTGTAAAAACACCTGTGCCGGAGGCGTTGCCAGTTATTGCTACTTTACTCATTAAGCCCCCTGTGGCATTGCTGCCTTAATTGCGTCTGCTGTAGTTGCCGCGTTGATGGCTGTTTGCATGTCGTCATACTTGGTTCGAACAACAGCACGGGCTTCTTCGGCTGCTACGGCTTCTGAAGGAATGGTTGCTTTAATGTCCAGCGGAGCAAACTCAACTGAACGAGCAGCGCGGCGTACATCGTGGGCAATGTCTTTAGCTTTTCCTATATTCACTGTAATCATGTCATCTCCCATGCGTTGCGGAATGTGCGGTCTGTTGGAATGTCGGAAACGTCCACGATTTGATAGGGCTTGCCAGCGGGTACGTCTTTTGCCGCAATCTCTTCGATGGTTAGGCCGCAGTCAGCGGGGACAATGATGGCAACACCACCTTCGTCATTTGAGAAGATAATTCGTTTGTTGTCCATGATTTTTCCTTTTAGTTGCCAAATATAATTATGCTGTTTTGTGACCCATCTGAGGTAACCCCAGTATCAACTCGAACTTCAACCCTAACTGCGTTAATGCTCTTTAGTGTTGCTGATGTCGCAAAAGTATTAACCCTAACACCTATTGATGACGCTATAGTGTAAGTCGGTGACTGCGGTGACGTACCAGCAACGGCGTAATTAGCATCTACCATCGCAGTAGTAAAGTTAACCGTGTAGTCACCAACACCGTTATCAGTAATACTCGACACATTCCCGCTGGCCAGAATAGCCACCGTGCCAGTGCCGTTGAAGTTAACCCAAGCGCGGCAAGCATAAATAGGCGCAGAGCCTGTGGCGTTTAATGCTGTTTTATATTGAAGCATTAGCGGATAAGTTTAATTTGGCATCTGTAACAACTGTGTTATCAATTGTAAAAGTAGCGCCAGAGCCAGAGACGGTAATGTCACCTTTATCGCCATCAGACAAGCCAACAACAATGTCTCCAGACCCAAGCAACGATGTGCTGTTTACAGTTTTAATGTTTGTGCCTGATACTAAGTTTGCCTGCACATCAGTACCAATTACAACACCAAAAGCGGTCGTGCCCCTGATGCCGTAGCCGAACCAGTGCCGCCTTGTGCCACCGCAAGGCTAAAAGTATCTGCGGCTTGGTCAAAGCTCCCAACGGTTATCCATGCGTCATTGTCGGCGTTGCGTTGTTTAAGCAGGTTTGGTGTTGCAGATGTATCAACCCACCATTGATGGGCAAACATAGCGCCAGGCTCTGTTGCGCCTGCGTTGTTGCTCGCCAATGCTGGCAGAGCGTTGTTTAAATCCTCACGAAAAGCAGGGAAACCCTGGTTCGCAATGTTCATATCGTGCTGTGACATTAGCTTAACTCCACTCCGTAGCCTTTTGCTACATAATCAAAACTGCGGCTGACAGCCGTACCAGATGAATTTTTAAAGGTTATTGTAAACCCCGCGCGAGACTTTGAGGTTATTTCGTAGTAGTCACCAGTCTGCATATCCTGGGCGCCAATGCCGATTGCCGGTGTTTCCCTAAAGCCTTGTGCAAAAGTTACGACCTTTGCGCCAGCACCAGACACAATATCATTCCCAGATACAGTGCGGTCAGTCATATCTACACTAACGCTCAACTGGGTAACTTTTGGTGTGGCTTGCTCATCCGTTGTGCTTAACTTAGCTCTAAACTGAATGGCGCGAGCCCTTATGTCAGTAACTGCGAACGATTGCCAGTCCGACCATGTAGGCGTGCCGCTTGGGTTGTCCTGGGTATGCCTTGCCTCTATTTGTACGTCTGTATCGTCAAAAGCGTTTACATCGCCTTCAAAGTCGCCTTGCCGGTCATCAAACAAACCTTCAGCGGAGTCAAATAATACAACATAGTCTAAGCGTATGTGTTCGACATAGGCTGTGCAACGTGATATGTAAATTGCGCCCAAGTCAATGTCAGTTGCAAAGTAGTAGTAGCCAAATGCATCTACGTTACCGGAGCCGCCATCAAATAAACCGCTTGCGTCATCAAAATCACCCGATACGGCGTCAAACAACACGCTGGTGTTTAGCACTAAAGCATCGTCTTCATCCAGTTCTACTGTGTCATCAAACGTGCCGTTAAAATCTGGAGCTTCATTGATTGTTTGAATGACGTTAAGAGACTCAACCGCTGCAATGTTTGTATCTAAAGCAATACTTGCTGGTGTCATGGATGCCAGGCTTAGCTTATCCACAGCTTTAACAAAGTAAGTTCCGTTTCGTGCTGGCACAAATACAGAAGTTGCTGGGCGAGATACTTTTGGGACAAGAGACACCGAGTTTTCGTAGCCACCACCACTGTCGGGTGATGCGTAGCGAACACGGTAGTAAGACAAGTCAAGGTCTGGTACAGCGTTCCAAGTCAGTAAATATTGATTGCCAATCAGGTTGCCGGTTAACCCTGTAACGTTTTCAGGAGGCGCAGTCTTGCCGATAACCTCGTGGTTACCGGTAGCCCACTCAGAGCGAACGCCAAAAACGTTGATTGCCCTGGCTCTTACATTGTAAATAGCCCCATCAATAACGTTTGCAAGCTGGAATATATTTCCAGAGGCTTGGCCTAAGTTTAAAAAATCGTCAGAAGTAGACGGTTTGGCTTGAACCTCGAATCTATCTTCAAACACGTCGCTACCTGTTACTGTAACAACTAGCTGTGTAATGATAGTTTCGGCGCTAATAGCTAAAGTGTCTGTAATGCTTATACCCACTGGTTCAGACACAAAGCCACTTGGCAGGTTTGTGTTTGGTGCTGGGTCGTATGCCTGTTCTTCGCTGGTAGACCAGTCGTACACATCAGTAGAGACTTCGCGCAAATCAATGTCAACGCCAACAGTCTCGCCAAAAGCAATGTTTGCACTTACAACCTCAAAAGGTTTGCTTGACCAACCCATCCGCGTGTTGTTGATTTGCACAATGTCGCCGACGTTGGCCTTCATACCAACCAGCTTCATTGGCATTGCAACCGTGATTTGCTGTCTTGCCCTTAATAGCTCTATCTTGGCCAAACGCTGCGCCATGCTTGCCGAAGTGGTAAATGGCAACTCAATTGACTTTAGGTTTTCTTCGCCGTTGTCTTTGGCAACAAAAACAGCAGAGTTTATGGGTGGAAAGTCGCTGAGTATGTAGTTGTCGTCTACAGAGGCAAAAACGCCCTTCACACCGTTGAATGACTCTCTGCGCGATACCAGGGACTGAACCTTGATACCGCCACGCAAGTCGCCCTCATCAAATGTCAACGTTGGCGTGTAATAAGCACCTGCCAAAATGCGCCAAACGCCACCAGACCAAACGCAACGGCCTGCCATTGCAAAGACCATTTGATTAATTATGTCTTCTGGCTGGCTTGATGTGGCAAAAGAGCCATGCATCTCGTAGCGGTTTTCTGTTCCACCACCCACCTTGGTTACATCTTCGTCACAAATGTTAGCCGCCGCAATTAAGGCTTCTTGGTCTATTTCGTTTGCGTAAACAGCCGCCATGCCGTACTTGTTGTTGGTCAAGTAGTCGGTTACGCATAAAGCTGGGTTTGCAGACCAAACAGTTGTCTCTGTGCGTGGGTCATAAACCTTTTTACCGCGAACAACAACAGACAAGTTGGGCACGCCGTTGATGAATACGTTTTGGTCGTACTCAAGGCGCATATAAACCAAAGCCCTGCCACGCACTCGGTGATTGTTTGTCCACTTGCCGTCAGACTCTGCAACCAAGTCAGCAAAGGCGGTTTGGTCATCAGTGCCTAGCTTGTACTGAATCCGTGCCCTGTCTTTGTATTGACCTGCATCTACGTTGCCAGAGCCATCAATCGTTACCTCTGCGTCATTAAAGTAGAATTTTTCAATGGCATCTATCTCATG